AACCTAGTTTTGATAATTCTAATAAATACATTATTTCAGCACGTTTTAAAAAGTGTTATTTTTCATCTAATAACCTTCCATTATTTTATTTAACCTAAGACCAGGGCTAAGCCCTGGTTTCGTCTTTATAGACTCGTCAGTTAGGATTTATTATTTAGCCATAAAGAAGCTCACCAAATGTTGCAACTTGTAAGATAGAATCATTATGAGTAGAATCCATATAACCAAGTTCATCATCTTTAAAAGCGTCAAATATCAAATCTGAAATGGAATCATTTACTTTAGTTTCATAAAGTATTATATCAATAATAGCGTTTAATATGTCAGAAACCTCTAAAGTGTGTTCTTGATTGCAATCAGTAATTAATTTAATCTTACTATTTAACCCCGTTATTTTTTCAGTTTTAAAACTATTTAGCCAGTAGTTTGAGTCTGCTCCCATCATTGAAACCAAGCTTTTTAATTGCTCCAATGTGACAACAAGCTCTAAGTCACCGCAAAAATTAGTTATGTGAAATTTGTTTTTTGATTTTGTATTCATTTTTAAGATATCCTCTATTATTTATTTAATCTAAAAACAATATAGCACAATAAAACAATAAAACAAATAATAAAATGCACAATACAACAATATATAATTAAATAATAAATATAAATGTTATTTTAACGGCTACCAGGTAGCCAAATTTTTTTAGATAGTGGCAAAACGCTCAAAAAGTGCATTGCATTAAAAGAAATAATTAAATAATAAACATATATATATATTTAAGATACATCCGCCCCCCTAAAAAAAAGGCTTATAGAATTAATATCTATAAAAATATGGTAGAATAGACAAATAAAAGATTGAAACAGGGTTTATATCCCAGCCTAACCGCAACAATAAAATGATTTAGATAAAAAAGACAACAAAAAGACCACAAAATAAATAAAAATTGACGGGTCCAAAATCCACCTTTTCAATTGGGGGCGGGGTGGGGCGCCCAAGGTTTCGTTTGCCCCCGTGTTTACTCACGGCGAAAATTTTTTGGTGTCAGAGGTTGGTATCATTGCACAATAGTGCTTATTATTACCATATTAAAATGGCTAAGACTACACTCACTAAACCCGCACCTAATTCTGTGTTATACGAAGATTGGTTTACCAATTCTTGTCGCAAAGAAAAAAAGAGGTCTAAGCTACCTCCTAGTAAATATACTGAGTTCCTGGACGTGTTGAATAAACACAAAGGTAATTTGAATATGGCTTGTAAAGAATACGATCTTCATCTTCAGGCGGTTCGAAATATTATGACACAAGAGCCAATGCTATCTCACGCTATAAATCAGATCAAGGAGTACCATAAACAGAAGTCTTTGGAAGAACTTGAAAATGTGAGCTTGGAGAATGCAAAGATACCTAGAAATTTTTCGGAACGTGCTTTTCAATTAAAAGCAATGGACCCTGGTAAATATCGTGAGCGTACTCAACAACAGAATACTCAGGTAAACGTAATGGTTGCTGGAACTCCTATTAAAGATAGGGTAAGTATTATAGAAAAATTGGAGGAACGAGTTGCCAAAAATTGAGGGCGATGCCTTAGAGATCATTACAGACATTATGGAAAACCTAAATGTCCTATTTACAATATTACACGCTGAGGGAGCAACAGACCAAATACCATCTTCTGTATATAAGGGTGCGATGCTGGTCTTAAAAGATGGGACCTCAGAAGTGGATGCTTATTTTTTAAATGGATGGGCTGAGGCGTGAGCGAACTCTACGTTGGTTATACGGACGAATCAGGCAATCCCACCACGCCTCTAGCTCATCAAGATGAATATCATTTGTATACAGGTTGGGCTAAACATCATTTATTAGCTGGAAGTCTTGGAACAGGAAAGACCGATGCGATGTGTGTGGAAGCGGTCAAACAATCTTTGGAAATAGATAACAATCTTGGGTTGATGGGTAGAAAAGTTTTAGATGCTTTTAAGAAGTCTACACTTCTTCAGCTTTTAGATATTGCTGGTGACTCTATAAAAAAACATTATCCTGTGGATCATTTGATACAGTTTAAAAATGGCTCAAGAATTATTTATATGGCGTTGGATGATTCTAGGGATGCAATTCAGCGTATCAAATCTTTGAACCTAGGATTTTTTGCTTTTGACCAGCTTGAAGAGATTCCTGAAAATACATTTATAGCAGCTAGTGGTCAGTTAAGACGTAAGGGAAGTTTAAGATGTTCCTTTCATACTTGTAACCCAGCTGGACATTCTTGGGTATGGCAAAAATTTGTGAAGAATAAAAATAAAGACCCAAAGCATTTCAGGCTGATAGAAACAAGGACTTGGACACCTGATGTACCCCCTCCAACAACACAACAGGAAGTACGAGCCTATTCTGACAATCCATATCTTCCCCCTGATTATATATCAGAACTTCTGTCAATGCCTCAAGCTTGGGTCAAGCGTTATGTCTATTGTAATTGGGATGATTTTGCTGGATTGGTCTATCCGATGTTTGATGAAAAGTTACATATGGTAAAACCTTGGAAGATACCTGATTGGTATAACCATTATGTGGTTTATGACTATGGATATAAGAATCCTACTTCGATCTTGTTTGCTGCCTCTGATGCTGATGGTAAAGTATTTGTATACGACATCATTTATGCAAAAGAGACTTCTATTGAAGACCTTGCTATGAGAGTACACGAGAAACTAAAGAATAGTGTGGATTATACATTCTTGGCTGATCCTAGTATTCAAAGAACGGAAAGAGATGGAAACACTATTGCTGGAGAGTGGGATGACTATGGTATTGAATGGGAACCAGCAAAGAATGATAAAAGAGCGGGTTATGATAGGGTGGCAAGATATTTGACACCTTATGAAGACAATTATGTAAACCTTGTATTTTTTGATGTTCCGCAGATGCTATCTCTTAAAGATGAGATAATGGATTATAAATGGCGTGAATTGAAATATGGTTCGAACACTAGACCGCAATTTGAAGAAGCGGTAAAAGTTAATGACCACGCTATGGACTGTTTGAAATATTTGATTCACTATGTTGAGGATGCTAGTGAGCCTGTTAAGAAAGATTATGAATTTGATTGGTATGAAACTATGAGAAATGAAGAAACCTGGATGTCTGTATGAGTGAACAAAAGTTAAAAGAATTACACGAAACCTTTGATGCAATGCTAAACTTTGATACCAAATTTTTGGAGGCTGCAAAAGAGTCTATGAAGTTTTATACAGGTTCTTATGGCACAGGACAATGGTCCGATGCTGACCTTAGAAAGCTTAGAGAAGAGGGCAGACCTCCACTTGAGTTGAACATTATATTACCAAAAGTAAACTCTGTAGTTGGTATGGAGAGATCGCAGAGAACCAAATTTAAAGCTATCCCTGTTGGTAATTCTGATGACGATGAAGCATTACTTACAACTTCTTTACTCTATCATTTAGACCAAGGTAAAAGATTACAGAATGTATTTACAAGAGTCCATAAAGATGGTGTGATTACAGGTCGTGGTTGGATAAGTGTAGAGGTTGAACCAGGGGATGATTTTGTAGGAAAGATAAAAATTAAAAGAGAACCTTGGTATAATGTCTTGATGGACCCTGAAGCTGATACTCCTGATTGTTCTGAGTGGGCAAGGCTTGTAAGAACAAAGTTCGTTTCTTTTCAAAGATTGAAACAGATATTCCCTGACCAATTAGGGGATCTGAAAAAAGTTCAGGATGTGATGGCTACCGATCTAGACTTAACTCCTCCTGGTGAAGAGTATATGAGAGAGGAACGTGGTAATCGTTATTTAGAGGGTAACTATATCAACGAGTCTACTTACATAGACCCTATCAAAGAAAAAGCAAGGGTGGTCGAATTGTGGGAGAGAGAATTTGTAAGAGAATATTATTTGACCAATCCAAAATCTTCTCAGGTAGGCAATAAAGGGTATGCAACCAAAAAGTCAGCAGAAGAAGCTATTCGAGCTTTTAATAAGATTACGAAAGAGACTTCAAAGATTGCTAGAACCGATATAGAGTTACCTGAATTCAATGTCATTGAAAGAATCGTTCCTAAAACATTATACAATATTTTTTAAGTTGGTCGGTTATTAATAGACAAAGAGCCAAACCCATATAGTCATAACCAATTTCCTTTGGTTCCTTATTTTTATTATTTCGAAGACACAGGTGGTGAGATAGAAACTTTTGGTGTGGTAGAGAATATGAAAGACCCACAACGTGAAAAGAATAAAAGAAGATCACAAGCTCTTGATATTATAAACAGAACTCCTAGAGGTGGTGGTGTTTATGTTCAAGGTTCTGTAACTGCGGATGAAATGAACAGAGCATCTAGTGCTGGTGAGTGGGTTGGAATCTCAGGACTTAAAGGAAAGTCTATTAGAGAATTTATGCAACAATGGAGTACTGCACATTTAGGACTTGTGTCTGCTGCAAATGCTATGGAAGAAAGAGCAGCTATTGATGCAAAAGAAATTTCAGGAGCAACAGACCCGATATTAGGTCAAGCTACAAGTTCTAAAGAATCAGGCTTTGCTGCTCAGACTAGAATCAGGCAAGGGATGTTGACCTTTCAAGAGCAGTTAGAAAACCTTGATAAGATGAAACGTCAGACATTAAGACTTGCTATTAAGAATATGCAACAATATTACACAAGAGATAAGATCGAAAGAATTATAGATACTAATCTTGATAATGAAGATGGTTTTCCACAAGAAGCAGTTACCAAGTTTTTAAACAACTTTAACAATCTCGAATTTGATATTCAGCTTGACGAGGGTCAAGATAGTGCAACAATGAGGTCTCTCAAAGCAGAGCAAGTTGCCAATATGATTCAAATGGGATTTCAAGACCTATTTCCATTATGGCTTGAGTTGAGTGGTCTTGAAGCTGGTGGTGATATACTTCAAAGGATTGAAGATAGAGAAGCTGCTAGAACTATTATGCAAGAGACAAAGGAAAATACATCACAATGAATCGTTTAGTGGTTGGAGTCTTAATGGTATTTTTGATTATTTTTATTGATGGATGTTATCAACCTAGTGAAATGTTTATTAAAGACATTAATGGAAAAGAACACTTTTATAATGAGATTGTTTTGTTTAATGCAGATTCTACAGAAAAATGGTGTTATACACACGAATCTTTTGAAAAGGTTAAAAAACTATATAGTTATAGCGATATGAGAAATAGAATTAATAAAAATATTAAAGTACAAAATGCAATAGGATGGAGAATGTTTTAATGAAAAGATTATCACCAAAACAAAAAAAGATAGCTAAAAAAGCTCCACCAAGAAACAAGATCACTAAAGCAGATTTTAAAGTTTTAAGACAATCAAAGAAAAGGAAATAAACAAATGTATGGTAGTATGAAAAAAACAAAAGCTAAAGTAAAGCCAATGGCTAAGAAAAAGAAAAAAGTTACGAAGAAGAAGAAAAAAACAGGATACGGATATTAATATTTCAAGCTAATGGGAAAGATTCAAGAGAGTAGCGGTGTAAGTTTTTCACTCAGTTTTTTAATTCAAGTCTTGTCTGCAATCGTCCTTTTTGTTTACGGATACAGTCAGTTGGATAGCAGAATCTTATTTGTTGAAAATTCAACTGGTTCAAATGCTACTAATATTGATGAGATTATAAAAGCTCAAGAAAAAAACCAGAATGCCGAAATCCCAGCCGATTACCGTCAATTTGAAATATTAAAAGCACACAAAGAATTACTAGCTCAGCATCAAGCAGAAATCATACGTCTGCAAGATAAAGTGTATCAATTGAATAGATTGTTGAGTATGAGAAGATAGATGTCAAGTGCAGAAAAAACTAAACCAGCATTATGGAAGAGAATTATTGCAAGTGTTAAGCGTGCATCAAAAGGTGGTCCCTCAGGAAAGTGGACGGCAAGAAAAGCACAACTTTCGGTTCAAAAATATAAAAAGCAAGGTGGCGGTTATCGTGGGCGTAAAAAGGCAAGTAATAAACTTGCAAAATGGACAAAGCAAAAATGGGATTATGTTAGCAAGGGTGATGAAAAGAAACCAAGAAAGCAAAGAGGTAGGTATCTACCTAAAAAAGTTAGAGAGTCACTTACCGCAGCAGAAAAAGCAGCAACGAACAGAAGAAAAAGAACTGCATCTGCAAGAGGAAAGTCAAGTGCTAAATACTCTCGTAAAGTAGCAAGAAAGGTAAGTAGGTCATAATGGAAAAAAATGTAAAAGCACCAAAAGGATTTCATTGGATGATTTCGGGAAATTCTAAAAAGTTAATGAAGAATCCACCTGGTGGTTACAAACCACATAAAAACTCTTCCTTGAATGCAAAATTTAAAGTGCAAATGAAGCACAAGAAAAAATAAAGATTTTTTTAATAACCCCCTGTATTACAGGATAAGGATAAGGAGAAAAAGATGAGTCGTGAATTGAAATACATAGACGAGGATAAGGAAGTAACAGGAGATGCCTATACATCAGAACCTCAAGAGGATAAAGGCAATCCTCAAGAGATGTCTGAGACTGCTGAAACCCCTAAATCAAATGAACAAAAAACGACCACCAGCGATACTGAGATGAGTAATGAAGGTTCTATTAAAGTCGGAACTAAGGAATTTAGTTCGGTCGGAGAATTTAAAAAATCATATGAAAATCTCGAAAAGGTACTAGGTAGACAATCAGGAGAACTAGGTGAACTAAGAAAGAGTGTTGAACAGATGAGTACAAATATGAACAAAGTAGAGGAGCCTGTAAAAGAGGCACCCGTTTTTGATCCGTATGATTCATCAACACACGAACCTTACTTAAGCCATTTAGCTGAAAAGAAGTTCGAGGAAAAAATGAAACTTGCAAAAGTTGAACAATCACAAAAAAACGCTGAGAATGCTCAACGTCAAATGATTGAAGATTTCCGAAAAAAGAACCCTGACCTATCACAAGACCAGCTTATGCAAGTCGCTGAGTTTGCTGATAAGCGAGGTATATCAATAATTGATGACGCTTATCAGATTTTTAGCAATCAACAAAACCAAGAAAAAACTAAGAAACAAGCGGTGCAAGAGCATCAGGAGAAACTTAAAAAAGCTGCTGATACTCCCAAAACTCTTTCGTCTGTTTCAGGTTCGAATATAGATACATCCCAAGATTTTGATCGGATGTCTGACCGTGAGTGGTCAAAATTATCTCAGGACCAAAGACGTAAAGCTTTGATGGATGCACCTCAAGGATATTAGTTTTTCAGAAAGTAATCAAAAATGGCAACATTATCATATAGCGACAATTTAACTGTTGCAGAATCAAGCCAAGTCCCTGACGGGTTTATGGCTTCCGTTCTTGATACTGCACAAACCAATCAGGCTGCTGATGACATATGGGAAGCTTTAAGCGTTCCCGCTGGAGCAATAGTAAGTCAAGTTGGTCTTGTGGTCTTAACTGCTGAGGGTGGCACCCTTACAATTGATGTTGGTGATTCAGATGTAGATGGTTTTTTAGATGGTGTAAACGGAAATAGTGCTGGTGCAAGTTATAATAGTCTTAGCACAGGTACTCCCGCATATACCGCTGGAAAATATTTTTCATCTGCTGACACAATCGACTGTAAGTTCATAAACGCTGCTGATGCTGCTAAGATTCTTGTTTGGGCTAAGTTCCACGTTGTGAGAACTGATTATCACGGATAAGGAAGTGTAAATTATGGCAAAGACAAGTTGGGCAACAGGATTACAGGTTTCTCGTTGGGCGCAAGAGCTTTTCTACGAAGCTGGTAAGGAAATATATTTTGACAAAATGATGGGTGATGGACCTGACTCTTTAATTCAAGTTAAACACGAATTAGACGGAGTTCCAGGAAAAGACATCACTTTCGGTCTTGTTACAAACCTAAATGGTGCTGGTATTTCAGGAGATAATACTCTTGAGGGTAATGAAGAGACTTTAAACTCTCATTCTCAAACAGTATCAACATCTATGGTTAGAAACGCTATTAGATCAAATGGTAAATTCCAAGAGAGCAAAGCTCTTTTTGATTTCCGTTTAGAAGCTATGAGTTTATTAAAAACTTGGTTAGCTGAAACAATCGATAGCGCTATTTTCACAAGCCTCTCATCATCTCCAACTAGGAATTTAAGAGCAGATAATGGCGGTGACGCTATATCAGCTAGAACTAACCAAAGCACATTTAAATCTAATTTAGCTGCTGCTGACGTTATTTCTCTAGATGATATTTCTGCATTAAAGAAACTAGCAAAGATACCTGCTGGATCGTCAGAAATGAGAATGCGACCTGTTAGAATCGATGGAAACGAATATTACGTTTTAATCGTTCACCCAGAAGTTGCTTATGATCTTCGCAAACTAAGTTCTTACGTTCAAATACAACGTGAGGCTCAAGTAAGAGGAGATTCTAACCCATTATTCACAGGAGCAATCGGTGTGTATGATGGCGTGATTATTCACGAACACGAAAACATTGAGACATTTGACGATGGCGGTGGTGCAGCAGTACACGGGCATCCTAATTTATTTTTAGGAGCTCAAGCTGGATTATTCGCAAGAGTCTCTGAGCCAATGTGGGTCGAGAAATCCTTTGATTACGGAAACCAACTCGGTATAAGTGGTGGATTAATATATGGTACAGGAAAATCTCTGTTTAATTCAGAAGATTATTCTACTATCGCATATTATACTTCTTCTACTGATTTTACTCCGTAGCAAAGTAATCAATAACGAGTTTTGGTATGGGGCGTTTATTCGCCCCTACTAAAACAAAATAAAGAAAGAAGAAATGGCAACATTAGCAACATTAGAAGATCAAGTTAGAGTAAAGATGAATTTATCTGCAAGTGATACATCTCCGTTATCAGATGCTATGATAAATCAATTTATTCTTGATGCACAAAACGAAATAGTAAGTCTAATGCCTGATGATGCTTTATATAATTTGGTAGAACTATCACAAAGTAATCCTGGAGCAACAGGCTCTACAAGTGTAGTAGGTATTCCTAGTGATGCTTTTAGGATTCTATCAGTAAGATTTAAAGAGGCTAGTGGGTCTCTAACTTATGCACAAAAAATAACTCCACAAGTGATGGATAAGGTGTTAAGCGAAACATCATCATTTCCATCAGTAAATGGTAAATATTATGCCATAAAAGATGGGTCTATTCTTTTGTCACAAGCTTGTGTAAATGAAAGTAATTCCGCTGAGGTTTCTTATATCAAGTTACCACAAACCACAACAGGAACAGAGTGTGACCTACCTGAATGGTTGCAACCATTAATGGTTGATTAT